GGCACAACTCCTGCTAATACAGCTATTGCAGATAACACTTAAAAGGTAGCATATGTTCGGTACACCCTTCGCCTCTACACCCTTCGCGTCACAGTCAGAGATACGCTTTCTGATTGACGGTGTAAGTGCGCTTGGTGCTACCAATACTGTTACCGTTACTGCTGCATCAGATGTACCAGTTACAACACCTGCTATAACATCTAGTGTTGGATCTGTTGTAGTTGTAGCAGAGGCTAATACAGCCGTTACAGGTGTATCCGCTACAGCATCTACTAATACGGTCACGGTTACTGCTGCAGCTAATGTTGTACCAACGGGGGTTGACTCTACAGGCGTTATAGGTACAACTGTGGTAGTTGCTGGTGCTAATACGTTTATTAGTAGCCCAGCGCTTACTGTAGGTATAGGTGTAGTTACTGTTACTGCTGCAGCTAATGTTGTAACAACGGGTGTAGCTCTTACGGGATCTATAGGGGTCTTAACTACACGAACCAGTAACGTTATACCTGTAACTTCACCAGCTTTAACTATTAATACTAACAGTGTTACTGTCGTAAATACAAACTTTGACTACGACTCTTTAAAAGATAGTTATGACCGTAAGAGAGTTTTATTTATAGCGGGTACACCTCAGACATACACAGTGGCTATACCATCAGATAAGAAGCAAAGAACTGTTAGCATTGCAGCTATTGACAGAGACAACACAATAAGAATCGCAGCGTAAGGAATACGTACATGTCATACAAGTGGCCTGATAAAGATAAAGATGAAGTCCTAGACTATAACATAGATTGGTCACGCTTTCTAGGTGATGACACTATTGTGGGTGTGTCTTGGTATATTGATGACGCTGACGGTGTAAAGACTGCTGTTAGTCCTGCCTCTGTGGTCAACGGCTTACAGATGGTACAACAGACTAATACTTCAAGTGTTTCTACTATTAGGTTCTCACTTGGTACTAACAACATTAGGTATCGTATCTCTTGTAAAATAACAACTACAGAAGGTCTACAGTATGAGCGTTCTGTCTTTCTACGTGTTAAGGAGAAGTAAGAATGTCTTATAACTTTATAGGCTTAGTTAATGACGTTAACAGACGCTTGAATGAGGTTGAACTTACTTCATCTAACTTCTCTACAGCTACAGGTTACTATAACCTCAGCAAAGACTCAGTTAATGCATCTATTCGTCACATACATCAAGAAGAGTTTGAGTGGCCTTGGAACCACGCAGAAGAGAGTGAAGTACTTTTACCAGGTGAAGTTCGCTACAGTATGCCTTATGATGCTAAGACTGTTAACATGAACTCCTTTCGTATCCGTAGGGATGCAAGTTTAAGTGTAGAAACTCAACGATTAAAGTTACTTAACTACGAAGAATACCTTGACAAATACATAGATTACGAGTATAACTCTGATGTTAATACTAGAGCAGTTCCTAAGTATGTTGTAAGAACGCCTAGCAGAGAGTTAATCTTTGTACCAGCACCTGATAAAGCTTATGAGGTTGTGTATGAATATTACACTGTTGGTGTTGATATGAGCCTAGCTACAGATGTACCTTCTGTACCAGAGGAATACAAACACGCTATTGTAGATGGTGCAATGTATTATGTTTACTTGTTTAGAGGTGATACTCAGACAGCACAGTTATCCCAACAGAAGTTCTTGCAAGGTATTAAGCATATGCGTAGCTTGAACATTAACAGAACTGAATATATTAGAGATACGAGAGTACACTTTTAATGGCAACGCAGTGGACAACATTTCCTATTGAGTTTAAGGGTGGGTTAGTCTCTAACCTATCGCCTTTACAACATGGTACTAATGCTGTTGGATCTGCTACTATTTTACAGAACTTTGAAGCTAATAAAGAAGGTGGCTACTCTAAGATTAAAGGCTTTGAGAAGTTCACTAGTTCAACTCTTCCCGGTTCTGGACCTACTTTAGCTCTTAAAGTTATTAGCTCTGGTAGAGTAGTGGCTGCTCGTAAGAACGGTAGTAACCTTACCCAGTATTACTACAGCACAGGTAACTCTTGGAATAGTATGGCTACTAGTGCCAGTACTAACGGCGGTAAAGCTAGACACGTTCTGTATAACTTGGATGGCGATGATAAAGTCCTGTTTGTAGATGGTACTAACTACCCAGCTATCTATAACACTAACGGCAACACTATGTCGTTTATGACTGCCTCAGACAGTACAGATATTAGTGGTGCAGAGCAGGTAGCTATATTTAAGAATACTGCATTCTACGCTAAGGGTAGTAACTTATTCTTTACTGCTCCATTTAGTGTAGATGATTTTAGTGTTGCTAATGGTGCGGGATCTTTTAACGTAGCTAATGACATCACTGGGTTAGCAGTCTTTCGTGAACAACTTATTATCTTTACTCAGGACAGTATTAAGAGACTGACTGGTAGTAGCGCTGCAGACTTTGCAGTATCACCTATTACGGATCGTATTGGTTGTATTAATGGTGACACTATTCAAGAGATTGGTGGTGACGTTATCTATCTAGCACCTGATGGTATTAGGTTGCTAAGTGCTACTGACCGTATTGGTGACTTTGCACTAGATGTTGCCTCTGACCAAATTTACAAAGACTCTAACACTTTCTTAGCCAGTACATCTAGCTTTACATCTCTTGTATTACGTGAGAAAGCTCAGTACCGTATCTTTGCTTACATTGCTTCTGAACAACCAGAGGTGGGTAAAGGTCTTATAGCTACTAAGTTCATCTCTCAGGGTGCATCAGGTATGTCTTGGTCTACTACTAAGGGGATTAAAGCTTTTGTAGCAGATAGTCGTTACTCTGGTACAGCAGAGATGGTAGCTTTCTCTCACGATAATGGTTACGTATATCAGCTAGAGACAGGCTCAGACTTTGATAGCTTAGACATTGAGGCTATTTATGAATCGCCTTATATGCCTATCACAGACCCACAGACAAGGAAGTCTTTTTATAAGCTAACCTTATATGCTGAACCTAAAGGTAACATGGAACTAGATCTTAACATTCGTTATGATTTTAGTACAAGTACTGACACCTCTACTCTTCAGCCAGCTACACAACAAATCAGCAGTACAGGCGATAGGGTGTTCATCTTTGGTGCATCTAACTCTAAGTTTGCATCGTCTAACAGAATTGCTGATAACTCTCTTTTAACATCACCCAACGGCCCTTGGTTAACTTATCCAGATCAAGCAGGACCGTTCTATAACGAAGATAATGAGCTTTTCACACCTGCTACTTTTGGTGGTGAACTTGACAGAGTATACACCACTAACATCGTTGGCTCTGGTAAGACTATAGCTATGCGTATTGAAGACAATTCAACTAACCCTACATTTACTCTTGACACTGGGCTGTTAGAGTACAGACAAAACGATAGACAGTAAGGAAACACAATGGCAGGTTATACTAGACAGGATACTGCAAACAACATTGCCAATGGTAACGTTATTGATGCAGATGACTTTGATGCAGAATACAATGCAGTAGAGAATGCATTTAACGCCTCTACAGGACACAAGCATGATGGTTCTGCAGGTGAAGGTGCGCCTATTGAAAAGGTTGGCCCTAGTCAGGAACTAGTTGTATCCTCTACTAATGTTAACCCTAAGACTAGCAACACCTTAGACTTAGGCACTAACTTACTGCAGTATAAAGATGGTTACTTTGATGGTACTGTTTATCAGGATTCAGCTATTGTAGGTGTTAATGCTTACATGACACTCTCTGATAACGAGATTGATGTATCTACTGGTGGTCTTACTTTAGATGCAGCAGGTGATATTACACTTGATGCTGACGGTGGTGATATCTTGCTGAAAGATGCAGGTACTACTTTTGGTACTTTCACTAATACGGGTAACAATCTTGTTGTAAAGTCTGGTTCTACCACAGCCATCACACTAAGTGGTGCAGACGCTACACTAGCTGGTACTCTAGCTGTAACAGGTGCTACTACTCTTAATGGTGCTGTTACTGTCTCTGGTTCAAACAATGTCACTGTAAACGCTGGTGATGTAACTTTATCTAGTGGTGATCTTATCGTAGGGGGTACTATTACTTCTACAGGCGCTATTGTAGCTAATGGTGGTGTTACTGGAACTGTGTCAAGCATAAGTAATCACGACACAGGAGATCTTTCTGAAGGATCTAGCCTATATTACACTACTGCAAGAGCAAGGGGTGCTATCTCTGTAACTGATGCAGGTGGTGATGGTAGCCTGTCTTACAATAGTACTTCTGGTGTTATCACCTACACTGGCCCTAGCGCCGCTCAAGTAAGAGCACATTTTAGTGCGGGTGCTGGTATTGATATTTCAAATGGATCTATTTCAGGTGAGAATGCAAGCACTTCTAATAAGGGCATAGCGTCCTTTGATACTACAGACTTTGTTGTATCTTCTGGTGCTGTATCTCTAAGGCATTCAGGTGTTGAGGATATTGTCGGTGGTATGGTATCTGGTAACTCAGAGTCGGGCATTTCAGTTACGTATCAAACAAGTGATAATACTCTAGACTTCAATGTAAATGATCCTACTATTTCTTTAACAGGTGCAGTTACTGGTTCTGCAACTATGACAAACTTAGGTAATGTAAGTATTGCTACAACAGCTACTTCAGACCCTACCCTTACCTTAACGGGGGATGCTTCTGGTTCAGCTACTTTTACTAACTTAGGTAACGCTAGTCTTTCTGTAACTGTAGCCAATGATAGCCATACTCACGATGGTCGTT